AAGGCGGCCGGCTGAACGACGAGATCGGCGAGACCAAGGTTCTCGGCACCCTCAAGATCAAGCTGAACAGTGACCTCGGCTCGAACTTCGGCCTGTAACCACCAACAAGCGGGCCGCCCAGCGCGAGCCCGCGCCACTTTAGGGGATAATAACCATGAAGATTTCAAATGAAGGCCGTCAACGCCCGATCAGCTTCGACAACGGCGCGCCGGCCAAACGTGGCAGCGCACCAATACCAGCCGCTGGTGCGCGCCGCATTCCGGCATGCCTGTCGCTGACGACCCGATCTTCCAAGGCTCGAACTAAGGACTGAACACGATGACTGACAGATTGATGCAGTTCTTCGCCTACTCACATCTCCCGCTGCATTTGCAGGAGACCAGCAAGCCTTTCGGCGATTTAGCCGAGCTTATCGTCAATACGCTTCCCACCAATCCTGAGCGAACGGTCGCCCTTCGCAAGTTGCTGGAGGCCAAGGATTGCGCCGTTCGGGCGAAGCTTTACGTCGAGCCAACGCCAGCTTTCGAAGGCGGCAACTAACCATGCTCACGGCCATCACCATCATCTCCGCCTGCCAGCTCCTCGGCATAGCAGCGGCTTGGTTCTGGTGGCCGGAGTGAAACTTACGGAGATGAAAATGATCAGAGAGCTTACCGGCCACAAGGTCAACCCGGCGAATGACGTCCTGGAAGTGACTGCGCGCGATGCGCCCGGTCCAGGCGGCGCCAGCCACGACTATCAGATCAAGCTTCCCGACGGCTCCGGCGTTCGCCTGGCCTTCCAGAATGGCCCCATCGCCGAAGCTGGCGTCAACGGCATCACCCATGAAGCACTGCTCGCCATCCTGATCGACCGGATGGAAGGCTTCCAGGCTGGGCCTTACGCCAACGACTACAACGCCGCAGCGTTGGCTCACCTGCAATCGGCGCAAGGCTGCCTTCTGGAGCGCACGCGCGAGCGCATGTCTCGGGGCGTCGAAGGCACGCATCAGCAGTAGCCGACCTGCCAGTCTTGAGGGAAGGGCGGAGGCCGGGCCTACTCCGCGACGGTGACAGCCTTCCCTCCGGTCGATGGGTTCCGGCCCAACTGGAAGACCTTACAACGCAAGGAGATAAAAATGGCAATCGCTCATTCATCGGACTGCGCCATCTGGAATCCCAACGCCTCTACTGAGAAGGCGTGTGACTGCGGGGCTCTGCTGGACCCAGTGAACCTTGCAGGCTCCGGCCATACGCAGGCGTCGTCTCCGCTCGAATCCTGGGAGGGGCGCCGCACCACCGCGCTGGAACTGGCGGTCGAGGCCTTTGCTCACATCGAAAACCCTGGCGACGCAACGTACATCGTCGACACCGCCAAGATCTTCGAGACCTATTTGAAGGGCGAATGAATGCAAAAGCCGGGTCAGGGATGCCACTCCCCGCCCGGCTTCGATACCCCGCGAATTTGCCAACAGCAATCTTTGCTTGAACGGGGACAGAAGTCAATGAACGGATTTTTTCGCGTGGTCGGCAACGGGGTCTGGGCATGTGCCTTTGGCCTGAGCATCTGGCTGGCCTTTGAGTTGCACGAGTCCAAATTCGACATCGCACTCGGCGTTGCGCTGTTGTCGTTGGTGCTGAGCGCGATCGGCCTTTTGCTGGCGCGGGTTGCCGGCAAGCAGGGCGATCGCCTTGGCATGAGGATCGGCATCGTCATCTGGATGACCGGCGCGGTGTCGTTCGGCCTTACGGAATTGGGCTTCTGGTACGGCTCCTACAAGGACCGGCACGCCGAATATGTACAGGTCAAAACCACCAAGGAGCGTCAAGCTGGTTTGAAGGATATGGCCTGGGATGCGCTGAAGACCGGCGAGGTCCGTGCCACATCCGCCGAGCTTACTGCACGCATGAAGGCCGCTCGGCAGAGCGAGTTGTGGGCATCATCGGGTGGCTGCGGAAATGCTACCACCCCGAAAAGCCGTGCCTTCTGCCAAGGTTACTTCGAATTCGAAGCCACCCTCGCCAAAGCCAGCAAGCTGGAAACCATCGAGGCCACCTTCCTGGCTGAGAAGCCGGATGCCACCCGCAAGACCGCGCATAGCATCTTTACCACTGCCGACTTCCTCGCTGAGAACACCGGCATGAGCGAGCGCACAGCCTCTGTGGTGGTGATCCTGGTCATCGCCTTGGTGCTGATGCTGTCGCGCGATCTGCTGCCGATTGTGGCCAACCCCATTGGAGGTCGCAGAGAAGCCCTCACAGCCCCGAAAGACGAGCCGGTGTCATTGGTAGGGGTAGGACGCTTCCCTGCCACGCCTGAGCCACGCGCGCCGCTACCACACCCTGCCGAGCCCTGGGCGTCTGAGGCGGAAGTGCAGAAGCTCCGCGACCTTGTGGCAGACATGAAGGCGCACGGCATTGCCCCTCCCTCTCCCCTTAGGGGAGAGGAACCCTCACCCATAGGGGGAGGGAGCGGGAGCAGGGCGCCAGAGCCTGCCACCGAGGTTGCCACGGAAGAAGCGCCTGCCACCGAGGAAATGGCACCCGATCCCAAGATCGTTCGCCCGGCCCAGTGGCACGAGGATAGCACGCCACCCGTGGCCCCCCGCACCAATGGCAGGCGCGGCAAGAAAGACCCTACCAAGCACCTGACCCGCAAGGATCAGATCGTCATCCAGTGGCTGGCAGACAGTTGCAGCATCACCGGTGACGAGGCTGACGTTGCCACGGGCGGAGCCTGCCACACCTCCTACCGCCAGTACTGCGATGGCAGGCGCGTGCCACAGAAGGACCGGGTCGCTCAGGCGCGCATGTCCGCCATCCTCTCGGGCCAGCTTGGCACGCGCGTCAACGGCCGTGGCAAGCGCAATGGCAAGGAAGCTGAGTTCCCCGGCCTTCTCATCAATCCCATCGTCGCACAGACGCAGAGAGCAAGGAAATACGGATGAACGAGGAAGAGAAAATCACCGACGTTGAGGCCCCTACGCTTCTCGACGGCAGCCCGGTGGACAAGGAGGAGGCCGCCCGCGTGCATGCTGGGCTGTCCTCTGGCGAGATCAAAATCGAGATGTGCGACGGCGTTGCGGAGGAACTGGCGGCAGCCGGGCTCGACATCGAGGACGTCAAGGCAATGCTCATCGCCGCGACCAAGAAGACCATGTCGTAAGGGTGTTGGACCGGGGTTCGCGGCCCCGGTGCCAAGCATCGATTGTGTGGTGTGTGACTTTTGTTTCGAGCGTCAGACCCGGCTGAAGACGGATTTCCAAGATCGGTTTTCAGCGAACTCAAAGCCTCAAAAAGATGGGGCCATTACCAACTCAACCTCTAGGCAAGAGGATTACTCGAAATGAGAACTACCAGTTATGCCCGTAATTCACAAGTACCAGATGTAGTTCCATCTACGGATGTGGATATCGAGCTGCTGAGCGAAGATCAGATGATCGCGCCGGTCTCGGAAGCCTGCGCATTTCAGCGCCGTCTCGACGCTCGCCTGACCTTCAGCCAGCTCCAGCAGCATGTCTGCCTCGACTACGACCTCGGCTGCGTCGACGCCAAAACCACCTTGAGGCGTCTACGGGATCTCAACCTATTGGGCAATCCTGACCAATTCATGGCCGTCTATTCGGCCGGCGTCCGCGCTCTGGCAGCTCAGAAGGGGGGTGCGTGATGCAGGGCCATGCAGAGGGAATGGGGCACAACAGCGCGGCGTTCGGCGAAGAGCTGCGCGAGGATACGGACGAGAAAATCAAACAGGCGGGAAACTGGATCGCAGTCAGTCGAGACATGCGCGATCATCCCGTTGTCGGCATGGGCCAGCCCGTCTCGCCGGCCGATCCTGACCGAGGGTCATACTCGCGCTATGAAGCGTGGCAGGACCTTCTCATGGAGGCCAAATACCGCCCCTTCGAAATCATGAATAAAGGCAAGGTCGTCACCCTGGAACGGGGGCAACTCATGGCCGCCCGCGCATGGCTGGCGAGGCGATGGAACTGGTCGGAGAAGACCGTCAGAGGCTTTCTTGCCCGTCTTGAGACCGAATTCATGGTTCGGTCAGAAACGGGCCATCGCCAGGGCCAACAGAAGGGCCAGCAAAAACAGAACACGGTTAACGTCATAACTATTTGTAATTACGACATTTATCAGACCGTCATTGAGTTAATGGGCCTTCAAAAGGGCCAGCAAAATGGCCACCACGAGGGCCAGCGAAGGGCCAGCGAAGGGCCAGAATATAACAAAGAAACAATAAATACTGACTTAGAGCGCGAGCGCGAAAGCCAGGATCGGGTCGAGGTGAACGGCGAGGCCGTGTACCTGCATTTCGGCGGGAAGTCGAAGCGCATTCCGTTCTCGACCATCGACCTCTGGGCGATCAACGCCCGGATGTATGACACCGATCGCGCCAGAAAAATCGTGCAGGGCATCATGGCCGGCTGGGTGGCGGACGGGAAATTGCCGGACAAGCCGGCCCTCGATCTCCAGCGCGCCCTGAAATACGGCCATATCGACGATGAGGTCGGCCATCAGCGGATCGCCAACGCCAAGGCGCGCGGGCAACCTCCCGTCCGAAAATCCAACCAGAGGCCGCGATCATGGGATTGATCACCTACGCGGCTCAGACCGAGCTGGCGCGGCGCGGCATCCGGATCATCGATGTCAACCGCGAGCGGCAATACGCCGATTGCCCCTTTTGCAAGGCGGAAAACGCCAAGAAGGGCAAGAAGAAACTAGGGGTTACCGCCCGCGAGGGAATGGTTTTTTGGAAGTGCTTTCGCTGTGACGAAAGGGGAGGAATTCCCAATGCTGACTTCGCAACTCAGTCAAAAACACCGGGCCGAAATCGAGGCTCGCGGCCTGGATCTGGCGCTAGCCCAGCGCTACGGGGTGCGCAGCCAAGGGGAGGCGATAGCGTTCGACTACCTGGTGGACGGATTGGTGCACAACACCAAGAACCGGATCGCGAAAGGCAACATGCCCTGGGCGAAAACCGGCGCGCCTCTCGTGTTGTGGAATGTGGACGCACTCAAGGGGGACGCCTCGGAGCGCGAGCTGATCATCACCGAGGGCGAATTTGACGCCATCGCCTGCATTCAGGCCGGATTTCTCGACACGGTCAGCGTGCCGAATGGGGCTCCGTCCGCGGCGAAGGAAGAAGGCGAGGCCCGCTACAAATATCTGTTCAAGGGTGAGCAGATCCGGCCAGAGATCGACAAGTTCCGCAAGATCATCCTCGCCGTCGATGGCGACGAAAAGGGCATGTTTCTCCGTGAGGCGCTGGCGGTTCGCCTCGGTGAGGAGCGCTGTTTCTGGATCGAGTGGCCGGCGGATTGCAAGGACGCCAACGACGTGCTGCGCATCCACGGCGCCGGCCATCTTGGTGAGTTGATCGACAATGCGCGGCGGATGTTCGTCGATGAGGTGGCGACGCTCGATGACATCCCCAACCCACCGGAGGAGCGCGCGTTTCATCTCGGCCTGGTCGGGCTTGAAAACCACCTGAAATTCCCCCGCAAGGGCTTCGTCACGGTGCTCGGCCCCTACGAAAGCGGCAAATCCACGCTGCTCCGGCAGATTGCCTACAACATGCAGTCAATCCACGGCTGGAAGACGGCGATCACCTGCTTCGAGGAAAGCGCCAAATGGCGGACGGTCAACGCTTTCCGCAAGATCGTGATTGGAAAACCCAAGGACCGCTGGGCCGACAGCGAGATCCGCATGGCCGACGACTGGATCAGGAAAAACCTGATTTTCATCCAGAAGGCCAAGCGGCAGATGATGGACGGCGTTCGCCTGATCAAGCGGCTCGAATTCGCGATCAAGGTCTACGGCCTGAACATGGTGATCATCGATCCATTCAACGAGATCGACCACAGCTGGAACCGCGGCGACAAGTCCAAGACCGACTACATCGCGGACTTCATCATGGAAATAAAGGACGTGGCCGATAGCTACGGCGTCCTGATGATCTGCTGTGTTCACCCGCCGGCAATGTCGATGCGGACGCAGAACAACAAGAAGCAGAAAATATTCACATTGTCCGATGCTGCCGACAGCGCGCACTTCGCCAACAAGAGCGACATCGGAATCTGTGTGTGGAAAGCAAATTCAGATGGATACACCCTGATAAATATTGATAAAATCAAGAATAGGGAATTGTGCGGCACGCCAACAGGCGTTGAATTGAAATTCATCAAGGATGAGGAACGGTACAAAGTCTCACGCACTGGCTGGGATGTACTGTTCGAAACTGACGAAGGAAGCGGCAATGAGTAAAGATCAGAAAGAAGTATGCATGTACTGCAAGTTCTGGAAGTGCGATGACAAGCACGCTCCGGAAGAGGTTGTGCCGATGATCTTTGGCTCGTGTCGGATCAACCCGCCCATGGTCATGCAGGCCGGTAGCCAAGTCGATTACGCTCACGCCACTTGCTGGCCAAAGACACGAGGCGGCGACTGGTGCGGCTCTTTCGAAGAGCCCCGACCTGACAAGTACGCCAGCATTCGCCCGTGGCAACACATCAGCGAGATCGCGATCAAGATCGGCGAGGAGCCTTCGTGATCACGACCACCAAGATCAAGAACTGGAGATTTGCAGAATGACAGTCATCGCATGGGACGGCCGCACCGTGGCGGCGGATAGCCTGTGCCGTTTCGGGTGCTACCGTGGCCCGATGCCGGTCGAGAAGATCGTCAAGCGCAACGGTGTGGTTTTCGGGATCACCGACTACAGCTCGTGGTTCGACGCCTGGATTGGTTGGTATTTCAACGGGCAAGATCCAAAAGAAGTTCCGGAATGCAAGTTGACGAGCGGGACCGGTAACTTTCTGGTCTTCAAGGACGGCCGCGCCTACGCCTGCACCTATGACTTGCCGTACCTCCAGGAAGTCGGTGCGCCGGATGCCTGGGGCAGCGGTTGCGAGTTTGCCATCGGGGCAATGAAAGCCGGCAAGAACGCCAAGGAAGCCGTTGAGATCGTCATTGAGTGCAATCCAGATTCCGGCGGCCCGGTTCAGGTCATCGACCTTCTTCAACTCCAGGAATGTGAGGCAACATGAGTGAAGATTTTAAATGTCAGGCTGACGATGCTGCAAAAGGTGATGCAGCATCGGACCTGCGGTCCTCTTCAACCGAACGTGGTGCGGAAGCAAGATGTCCGGTTATCCTGTGCGGAGACCACGCGGAATTCGAGGCCGAGCACGCGAACACTTCGCCGCACGACCGGCCGGACTGGCCACTGCCCTCGTTCGACGCCCAGGACTGGGCGGAAGCATTCTGCAAGACCGCGAAAGTGCACGGCCATGAGATCGACGAAGGCTGGATGATCGGCTGGTTTGCCAACGCTCTGATGCGCGGTCACGATGAAGGTTTCTCGAGAGCGCAGCGCCAGACTGGTGCCTCCTGCCCGTCCGTTCATCGTCTCGTCATCGACGGTAAACGGCATCTGATGATCGTGGGGAAGAGCGCGCACGACCGCTTCGGCACCGATCGGGTCGAGGATGAGCCTGTGAACAGATGCTACGGCGCACTCATTGCGGAAGGTAAAATCGGCGACGATGAGCTTGTCATCCTCATTGAAGAAGATCTGCTGTCTGGAATTGGATGTCAGGCTGAGGTTGCGGCAGTAGGCAGCGCCGTACCGCCTTCGGCTCCTCAGTCTAACGACAGCGCGGAAGCAGTTGGGCAGTACGGCGAGACGAAATCCGACCAAGCCTATCAGGTGATCGGCACGCTGGCATCGGTCGCGAACTGTTTCGAGGATCCAGAAGTGCAGCGCGCCCTGGATTATTTCTCTGGCGATGGTTTCGACCCGAAGTTCCTTCCATTCAAGCGTCCACGCCCAATTGATGAGGCCGGCACGGCCGATGAGCGGACAGCCGAGCAACGAGACGGGAGCCTGACATCCAATGACTGATGACATCATTTGGGACATCGGCTCAGCCGAAGATGAGACCAACGAGTTTTACCATAAATGGCTTGACGCCAAGAAGGAGCGAGATCGTCTCCGGGAGGAGAACGAGAAGTTGCGCCTCGCGCTGGAAATCATCGCCGGGCGTCGCCAGTGCATCATGATGTGCGCTAACGGGGATTGCCCGTCAGCAGAGACCTGTTACCGACATCGGGCGACGCCAGGCTATTGGCAGAGTTGGGGCGTGAACCTTGCGCCCGACGAGAGCGGCAAGTGCGGCTACTACACCTCCGCCGAAGGCTGGGGACGGTTGCGTCCCTTCCCAGTGGCACCAGACCTCACAGGAGAGCCGCACAGCCGCGGAACGGAGACCGGCAATGGCTAACGGCAAGAGGATCATCAAGGGTCTACGGTAGGTTGTCGAGTTCGCCAGTGGCGACAAGACCAAGGGCCGGCGGGTCATCGTCGATGTGAAGGGGAAGCGGCAGTTGGAAATCATCGAGGGCGGCAAGCGACCGAAGCTGGCTGAGATTTTTGGTGACGGCAGTGCCGAGTAACATTCTTTCCCACCAGATCAGCAAGCGGCTACCCCGGACCCAGGAGGACTGCGTCGCCATCGCTGTGCGGCAGAGCCTGGCAAGGTTCGGCCGGCTGGACGCCGATCTGGTCAGCGCCGCATGCTACGGCATGGTCAAGGGCCTGTTCGGACCGGCGTTCCTGCGTGCTGACCTGAAGCAGCGGCTGAAGTGGTTCCGGATGGCGAAGCGGCAGTACGCCAATCTTACCCAAGGAAGGGCATGAAATCCAGTTTCCAAGCCACTAGGGAGCGGTCCGGTCCGTTCCCTGGCAAAAAACCCCACCACCCCACAGGAAGAAGCCTATGTCTGAGACCTATCACACCCTGATTTTGCGCCCGACCGGAAAGTACCGCTCGAAAGGCGAGATTTACGAAGTGCTGTTTGAAGGCGAACTGATCGCATCGGGGACGGCACCGGAATGCGCTGCATGTCGCGAACTCAAGAGCCGAGGGCTGGAAGGCGATGCCCTGTTCTGGCGCGAAGGCAAGCGGAACTACGACCTGCGGATGTCGATCGCTTGGGCATCCGAGCGCTATGTGGCCGAGGACAAGGTTGGCCTGCGCTTCTCGAAGTGGTCTCCGTTCAAGATCGAGGACAATGACGTTGCCGACGAACTCGAAGACGTCGCCTGAACGCCAGACCAAGGAGCGCAAAGCGCGATGAGCAGCTACACCAGGGTAGCATGGAATCCGAAGGAACGGGTCGCAAGAGCGGCGATCTTTGCCGATAATTACTTTGGCCCCTATGAATACGGGGTGATGTTTTCAGGCGATCCAGTCGCCTACCGAACCCACGAGGTTGAGATCCCTATCGATCTGGAGTTGGTGCCGAGGAACTATGGCGAGTGGGAGAAGGCATGACCAAAAAGCAGGCAGTTCTAAAAGACTTCTCAGCGCTCAAGACAACGCAGCGCATCGAGCTGACTGCGTTCGGCATTTACGCAATCGTATTTCGCGGCGAGGCCGACCGGACTTGGGAGCCACGCAAGGGAACCCAGATCCACCGGGTCTGGAAAACGACCAAACTTGATGTTCGGCAGCAACGGGCCTGGAAGAAGTTCCGTCAGGATTTCGACGAAGCACACGGTAAGAGCGGCGGCGTCACGGCGTCTTACGGCGAGCAGCTCGGCAATGGTGACGGTGAGCGAATGCCACGCGCCTTCACCAACGAACAATATCGCCGCGTCCACCACATCTTCAAGACCTATCTTGGCCGGCGCGAGAAGGCATTGCTATACGACCTGTTGCAGGATGATCTAAAGAGCGGGACGGACTTGACGCTGGAATTCATCGGGTTGCTTAGGTCAGGCTATGGCGGTGAAGACGATGCACGCGTTGCGGGGACTGTTCACGTGCAGTATTTGTTGGAGCGACTGGCTGATTTCTATGGGTATTGATCTTGTCAAGAAAAAAGTTGTTGACAGGGTGATTCGTTTCGATTAAATATCGCTGCATCAGCCTGCCCTAATTGCGCCTATCGCTTCCTTTCGGCAAAGTCACACCCTCCCAAAAACCCTTGGAAACAAAGACTTTTGGCCATCGCTGAAGCTGTGGAATCGCGCGAGCAGACGGGTGCATTTTATTTGCGCTCGAATCACGAATAAGGTTTGATGATTTCATCCAACGTGCCTCTGCGGAGGCAGCTAGGGAGAATACCATGATTGAGGTAGAATACAGGGTGCGCCCTGTGGTTCGGTACATCGTCACCAAATACGTCTCGGGCAGCGATGACGGCCAACCTATTCAGGCTGGAGTCTCGACGATCGGAGAATTTCTCGGTTCGTGGCATGCAAATCAGGTTTGCACCGCCCTTGCCGCTTCAGAGGTCGGGGCCAAGGCGACACTGACTGAGCATGAAGCTGTGCCAGAGATTCAATAGGTCAACTCGCGTATCGGGACACTCGATGCGTTGAGCCTCAAGACCGCCGCTGTGTCCGAAGCATCGCCCTAAGGGGCGCGTTCTCGCAAGAGATAGGCGCTGCGGCGGCAACAGCTTATGCGGGACCGCAAGGATGAGGGAAACTGAGCACCTAGAATGACTTCAGGGGGCTTCAGGAGTACTGAAGGATCGGGGACGGGAGAGTTTTTGCCCTGAGAGGCTGCCCAAAGGGTTGATCGCCGGAGGGTCACCGTTCAAATCGGTGCGGGGCTCCGCTATTTGCGACGATAGAATGATGGATACTTTCTATCACGGCGCCAGATTGAAGAGGCGCTTTGCGCCGATGAGCGGCCCGCTCGGAAGTAACTCAGAGGCCTGACACCGAAAATGCACGAGAACTCCATGCTCTCAATCCGCTATTTTCTCCGCCCCGTCGCCAGGTGTGGGCTCGGAAGCTGCTTCATGGGCGGCGAAGGCGGCGGTTAAGAGATGAAACCATTCGAAGCCCTCGGCACTCACTATATCAAATGCTGCGCTACGTGTAAGCATTGGGACCCGTGGGGCGAGTCTCAGTATGGTCAATGCACCGACGCGGCGATTAATCAAGCCACTGACGGGACGCACGATTTCAAGTTTCTGACGACCCTCGACCTCCAGCTTTGTTCCCGCTGGGAAGAGAAGGAAGACGCTGACAGAGCAAGACCAAACTCGCCTACGAGATAATATCGAACAAGGCAATGCGCTGCTCCGCCATATGAAAAAGGCAGACGCCGAATGAGCTACGCCTACGCCATCATAGGCGGCTTCCTCGCTGCCCTCGTAACGCAAACCTGGCCCTGGCTTCCGGCTCTGGCTTTTGTGGTGGCTATCGTCGTCTGCTACGGAATTTTATTCAGGAAGCCGAAGACGCCAGCATGAGTAGGGGACTCCGGATATGATCAGCATCAGCGATCTGCGCCGCATCGGCCTTGAGGGATTAGGGCTTATCGAGAAGGGCGCGGAAATGCCGGCGCCGCAGGCTATGTACGCAATTTCGATCCCAGATTATCCTGCTCTCGTTGCGGATGCGTTGCGGCGTTTTTCTCTTGGCGAGTACACAGAGACTGAAATCGTCGGCAAGATCATGAAAGAGCGTGGCGGAAATGCAAATCCTCTAGCGCTCCGTGAAGAGATCAGGCGACAGACGCCAGCATGAGCAAGGGTGCTTCAGACCAGATCCGCGCCCTACGCGAGCGCCGCTACGAAGAAGTCCACGCCAGGGTAGATGTTATTAACGCATCTGTTAATAACGCTACTCAGAGACAAGCCAAATGGCGTGCCGCAAACATCGAACTCAACCGCCAGCGCGCCCGCGAAGGAATGCGCAAGCGCCGCGCTGAGAAGAAAGCAAATGGCTGATATCGAAGTCAGACGCGTTCACATCGACGATTTGTATCCGAAGTCGCCGGCAGAGTACGATCCAGACTGCTGCTGTGCGATGTGCCTGGATATCAGTATCGCCAATGATCGACGTGAAGAAGCCGCCATGTACCGCCAAATGAGGCGAGACGGTAAGGGCAAACTTGCACGCGAGGTTTGGAAGGCAACCAACCTCGCTGCCGCCAATATTGTGGATCGCATTTCACAGGATCTGTATTATTCCGACCCCAATCCGACTGGACCGAAGACCGGTCTGGCAGCGCTTATAGCGGACTAACCCCAAATGCCCCGTCCTAAGACATCCCCCACCAAAGGTGACGTCGACGCTGCGCGCAAGGCCAGACTTGCAAAAGCCGAGGCTAACAAAGCAAAGCATGGCGCCAAAGTGTCCAGAGAACGTGCCGACGCTGAGGCGGAGCATATCTTCGGCCAACCTGAGGGCCAGACACCCCCCACCAAACCAAAGCGCAAGACGAAGTGACACCGCGTGAAGAGAAGTTCGCTCGCCTTGTTGTCGAGGGCAAATCGCAGAGTGAAGCGTTCCGAACGGTCTACCCTCACTCCAAACGCTGGAAGCAGGAAGCGGTGCATGTTTGCGCCTCCCAGCTCGCGTCTAAGGTTCGCCTAAGGATTAACGCCATGCAGGACGAAGCCAAGGAACGTGCGCTTCTGACGCTCGAAGACCACATGGCAAAGCTCCAGGAACTGCGCGACCTTGCAGCGGCCTCCGAGACATTCGCCCCGGCCATCACGGCCGAGGTCAAGCGCGGCGAACTGATGGGCTATTACGTTGCTCGCTCTGAGAACGTCAACACCAACTTTGTAATCTCCGGGTCACCTGACGACGATGA